CTCAGCGTGCGCGTGAAGCATTGTTTGACAGTCTACCAGAAGAAACAACTGGCCCAATCGAAGGTGGCCGTTTTAATTCTGGCACTACGACTGGCCTTGGCGATCCGCTATTGGTCGAAGATGCAGACGCACTACAGGTAACTCTGACACCTGACGAAGTTGCTGTATATACAGTAGCGGCACGAGGTCTTGGATACACAGACCAGATCAACAACAACACCATTAGCTTTGGAACTCTACGCTATGCAACAACTCGTTTAGATAGCCAATCTAAGTGGCCAAAAACTGTAGAAGGGCAGAGAGAAATAGCTCAATCACTTCGTACACTTTACGGAGCGATGCACAGAGCTAATCCAGAGGGATATGTAACCGCTAATAACGTGCGTAAAACAGCGATAGATAACATAGAAAAATCATTGAGCGGTTTTTCTTCTGAGGAACTTTCTTCTGCGCGAAATATGCTACTCAAGTTAGGTGGCGACCCTACTGTTGCACCCAACATTGTAAGCAGTAGTCGTGGTAACTTCTTGTCTACGACGAGAGGACAAGTTTCCTCTGCGCCTGAAAGCCAATATATCAATGTTAACGATGACCCTTCACCTGTGAGCGTTATGCCTAAAAGTGCCATATTGTATCACGAGGTCGCGCATTGGGCATATCGCAACATCCTAACACCAGAAGACCGTGTAGAGTTCTGGCAACATATGGGAGAATACTACAACTCTAAAGGCCAGTTGGACATGGGCGCGGTAAAAGATCGCCTCCCTGCATACACTGGAATGGAAACTCCATACGGCTCGTTAAGTACAAACGCTACAGATAGCCCTCAAGAGTTCTTTGCGAACCAATTCTCTATGTGGGCTATGCAAAATCATTCAAATGTAGCCATTCGAGACCTATCATTCTGGCGTCGCATGACCAGATATGTGCAGGCAGTCTTTGATAGGTTCTTCTCAAAAGACAGTATCGACCCTAACCTTGAGCCATTGTTCTCTAAAATCTTACCAACCCGTGCGGAAGAACGTACGTTTAAACTTGGCGTGGACGCCGCACCCCAAAAACCAGAAGGTCAGGCTATACAGAAACGCTATGTCCAACTTGGCATGATCGAGCAAGACATCGAAGCGGCTTTCGCATCAGACAGCGCAGACGGGATTATCACTGCATTCGACGAATTACGTAAATACATCCTTGGCGTTGGTCGAAACAGCGAAGAAGTCCTCCCCGGTGTTGGTGGCTCTGGCCCCTTACTGGCCTTGCGCTCTCCTAAAGGACAGCCGCAGACGATGCTCAAAGTCTTGAACGAAAAACTCAAGGCACTTGATGAAATCATTGGTGGCAAACCATCTAATCTTACAAGCATTGACGACCCTGCACAGGGCAGACGCTACCTAGAAGGTGGTGAGTTCTCAGGAATGTCTGAAGTTGCAGACCCGCAGGAAGTCGCAGACATGCTTCGAGACTTCTACTACAATGGCTATAACGGTAAATTCGTTCCTGCTAATGGAGTGCCGGGGCAGATCAAGAAGCTGGATAAATCTAGCGTCAAACATATGATCGAAAGCGTCCGCAAATCTTTGGGTGCTGGATACCAGCGTGTTGAAGGCAAGTCAGGACTACCAACTGGTGCAGTTCCTGCGTCTGTAACAGGTGGAACTCAGCCACCAGTACGTGCAGACGGAAACGTAACTCCGTCTGGCACTAAGCGAAAGGCCGCTAAAGCAAAGAAAAAAGCAGAAGACCGCACCATAGCGCAGGCGACTGCTGACACGAAGACGCAGAAAAACAAACGCGCTCGCAATACTGGCAAGAATAAGCCAAACGTAGATGGTACTGTAGCAGATACAGTTAAAACATTGTCTTTGAAGAAGCTCCAATCTGACTTCCGTAAGCATCGTGGCACAGACTATGGTGATCAAGTGGCGGCAGAGATTGTTGCTAAGATAAAAGCCAAACCACTTACAGCAAAAGCAGTTCCTGTACGCAGGGAAATCATGGAGCTTGGTGGTTCTGCACTAGAAGATAGACTACTTCGTGCAATTTACGATGGTGACAAAGCCACTGTGAATGAAGCACTGTGGGAAACGCAGTATCGTGTAGCTAAGAAGAAAGCTCGCAAGACTGGCGGGAAGATTATACCTCGCACATTCCGCGACAGTATGATTATGACCTTTAGAGAAGTGAACGACAACGTAGGCGTATCATCTAGTGATGGTATCCCTGCCGCCGCGCGTGCGTCTGTACGTGAGAACCTTTCTCTGATGACCCACCGGGATGCAGACGTGCAAAACGTGACACGCACAATGGCGTATCGCATGTACAATATTATTGGCAAGACCTCTCGTGGTGGAGATGACACTGCAAATATGCTTGGCACGGCGGACATCTCTCGTCTGGCTGGTAGCGATCCTAGCTTTGCAGGCGACGGAGTATTCGGAGACTTCAGATCATCTGACTTCAACTCATTCCGTAAGCAAGTTCGCCGCATTTCATCTGCGATAAACAAAGGCGACGGCCAACCTGACGAAGCGATAGGCAACTTAATGCACATGATTGTCCGCTCTGGCGCACTGAAGCCAGAAGAAAGCGAAGCAATCGTTGAGGCATACCGCGCTCTTGATGGGAGCATGCGTAAGCGTATCGAAGGTCTGATCGGAAGTAAGTATGCAGACAGATCAGAGTTTGTTAAAGAGCAGGCTATTGCTGAAGAATGGTTCTCTGATGCAGTAAACCGCTACACACGCGAGGATATACCACGCTCACAAATCTTAGATGGTGTTATCACAGGCGACGCAAACAATGTCCGCATGAGAAGCACTTTAGATCGTGCCATTGATCGTACTATTGAGTACACAGCCTACGCTACAAACGGACAGATTGGTCGTACTGATGTCAAAGGCCGCTATCGCCGCCTAACATTCTACGGTGATATGTTCGAAAGTGCAGAGAAGCGTCCGATGATTGGCTCGCTTGATGGTGGTGTTCTTGCACACCCATCATATGCGGCAGACTATGCACAAGACGCGATCAACTCTGCAAGCAAACCTCGCATGGCAAACCTTGTAAACTTTACAAAAGGTGGCGTTGGCTTTGACGGCGCATCGCAGACGCCAAATGTATTCTATCACGGCACACCAAAAGGTTACGTTTTCCGTCGTACAGACGATAATCCAAACGCAATCTTCAAGCGTTCTCAAGGTGGAAACTATGGCCCCGGCTACTACCTAACCGCAAATCCTCATGTTGCTGGTGAAGTATATGCGAAACGCCCAACTGTAGAGGCAATGTTCCAGCAAGCTGAAGAGCTTGGCTTGCCAGCGTCTGATAAAGAAGACTTAGACTGGGACATCTGGGATATGGTGGAGACACGCCGCGAAATATCTAAGGTACGCCGCGAGTTCAGCGCACTTGAAGATGAGCTTGGCATAAACCCAGACGTAACAACTGGCACACTGGATGCGTTCCGTGATCATCTCGATGACTTGGTGGCAAACGAACAGGCACTAGCTGAGACTTTATCTGAGCGCGGCCTGACCATTGACCCATATGTTATGCCGATGGTTATCAAGCTAAATACACCTGTAGATTTCAGAAGCACAGCCGCATACAACGCAGATCACCCAATGATCAAAGCAATCATGGCTAAGATGCACGAGGTTGGAAACACAACAGAGCGTACTTTCAAGTATCTTGAAGACACAATGTCTGGCACTGATGTCGATGGAACAAATACATACCGAGAATTGGTAAACTCTCTTATTAAGTCTGGCCGCAATAGAGCCGCCGCGCAAGAAGAGCTAACAGGTATCCTTGACGATCTTGGCTATGACGGAATGCTTACAACGCACCGCAACTCATTGGCTGATGGCGAAGATATAATGGCGAATGGCGATAGCTATCGTGCATCTTCAACAATGCACACGTCTGCGGTCTTGTTTAACCCAGAGCAAGCCAAGCATATCGACGCTGATTACTTCGATAGCAACGACGAGATGATATACAACAGCATCTTAGAGTTTGACCGACCAATTCCAAAAGGTGTGAACGGTGATGTCATTGACGCTATGATGAACGAAAGCGTTGAAAGCATCAGCGATATTCCAGCAGGACAATTTGGTGAGCTTCTTGAGCAAGAAGGTACAAACAGCACTATAACTGGTGCAGTTATGTCTATGATGCGCAAGCGCGAACTATCTCCGAAGGAAGAGCAAGCTGTACGAAAGTCTGGCCCGTTCAAATACTTCGAGCGTCTGTCTACCCGGATCAAAAACCAAGGGATGCACTGGCTTGGTGACAAGTACAAAGAACATTACCCGGATATGAACCAACGGTTTGCTAAAAAGTTTATGCCTATTGCTGATAAGCTGGCCGCATTACCAGACACAGACGGCATACTACGTGGCTACTTCCGTAAAACAACAGCAAGTGTTGGCCAAGAACAGCCTAAATCTTACAGCCGAATTGTTCGAGCATTACGCCGAGGTGATGGTTCACGCCAAGAGAAAGCACTGAGTGCAGACGAGCGTAATATCTATCGTCAAATTAGAGCAACTCTATCTGCTGAACGCAACGAGCTTATCAATGAAGGCTTCCATGTAGGAAATCGTGGCCCTAACTATCTGCCACAAGTCTGGAGCCAGAAGGTAATTAACAAGAACCGTCCTGAGTTCATTGAAAAGATGAAGAGATACTACGCTATCGAGCGCACAAACATGGGTGCTGAGTACACAGACGCAGAAGCTAATGCTTTCGCTGAAGGTGTTATGCTGAAGTTGTTAGATGAGGCAGAAGAAGGTGTGTTCATCCCAGTTAAAGGCACAACTAAGAACTCATCGTTTGAGAACGTAGATTATTCTCGTATCATCGAGCTTGATAAGATCGACGGAATGCTGGATGAGCTTGAGCCTTTCTTGGAAGATGACCTTGAAGCAATCCTTGTTAAATACTTGGAAGGTAGCTCGCGCCGTCTGACGTCTGCGAAACGCTTTGGTGTAAATAGCCATGCGGTATCTGACTACATGACTGTCGGCAAAGAAGGTAAAGCTGGTATCGTCGCATTGCTTACAAAAAATAAGCAGTTCGAGTACGACATCACAGCTATGAACCCAACAGGTCGTAAGGAAACTGCGTCTCTTGTGGACACAATCCGCATGCCATTCCAAGGCAATGAGGGTGAAGCGTCTGCATTCGTAGATAAATTAATGGAAGTATCGTCCACATCTGGCCCCGCTGGTGCGCGGCAGATGTTGATGGATATTGCTACACTTGGCCCAGACGGTAAGGTAAACCCTGTATATGCTAAACGAGTAGACGCAATCGTTGGCGCATTGAATGACTTCAAAGGTAAAGCTGGCTCTATCGCATACGATGAAGGTGAAGAGTATGTAGATAACGCTATGCGTATTCTCATGAAGAAACCAATGCACGGCACAAGCAAGACGGGTATGAAAGTATCTCGCTCGCTACGGTTCTTTAACAACGTATCACTTCTTGGCTTCACCACTCTGACATCTATCGGTGACTTGGGCTTACCTATCATCCGCTCTGGCTCTTTCAAGTCTTGGGCAAACGGAGTTAAGAACCTTAAAGACCCTGAGTACAGAGATATGATCCGCAACGTAGGTGTTGCTATGGAGAACATTGTACACGAGCGGATGGTTCACCTGTACGGTGCGCCTGACAACAAAGCCTCGCACGCATTCTTCAATGCGACATTACTTACACCGTGGACAGACATGAACCGCATGATTGCGGGTGCTACTGGGTTTGAAACATTCAAGACGATGCAACAAAAAGCGTTCACTAACTTCAAGACAGGAGTTCCATACGCGAAACAGTCTGCACAATACAAAACTGCGCATCGTTTCTTAAAGAACTACGGTCTAACTGAGTTCTTACCCGGAGCAAAACGTGCCGGGGAAAGCATCGGTTCGATTGATATGAAAACAGACGACACAATTCGTATGGGTATTATCAAGTTCGCAGACGATGCAATCTTCCAGCCCAACCCGAATGACATACCCATGTGGGCGCAGACGCCTGTTGGACAACTTGTTTTCCAACTCAAGTCTTTCCCACTGATGATGTCACGGATGACAGGCCACATACTTAGCGAAGCAAACCACGGCAACTTCAAGCCTCTGATGTATCTCGCGTCTGTAGGGCCAGCTTTTGGTGTCGCAACATTGGCCGCAAAGGATGTTATCCAGATGCGTGGTGGAGATGATGACCGTAGCCCAGACTTGCGTAAGCGTAATGTTCTCAAAGCCCTTGGCTATGACAAGAAAGTACATGGTGATGAGGATGATTTCCTTGGTTGGTATGTAGAAAGTATGCTTGTCATGGGTGGGTTTGGTCTTATCGGTGACGTTATTCACTCGGCAGTAAGTCAAGTAGATAACGGAGCATACGGTCAACAGCGTATGTGGGGTACAGTTCTTGGCCCATCATTTGGTCTTGGCAATGCAGGAATGCAGGGACTAGCTGGCATCCTCGATGAGGGTGACAACAGCAATTCTAAAGAGCGTTCAGCATTTCGTGAGGCGGCAACCCGTATCCCAATCCTCGGCGGCAACAGACGTATTCGAGAAGGTATCGTTGATGCACTAGCTGGGGAACCAAACAGCGGTAACTCTGGCGGATGGCAGTCTAGTTGGAACAAATCTTATTGAGGTGAAGTATGGCTATAGCAATGGAGAAAATACTGGCATGGAAACTGATGCCGCGTCTTATGATGTTGGTTATGACCATCATGTATATACGCGTGATTGAATGGTTCATGTCACTACCGCAAGACGTCGTTAGCACACAAGCTACAGCGTTGACCGCAACTGTAACAGGCGCACTCACGGGTGCGTTTGCTGTATGGGTGGGGCATGAGAAATGATACAAGCATTTATTGGCCCGATAGCAAACTTAGCAGGTACATGGCTCAACTCTAAAGTTGAGACGAAGGCGGCTGAGACACGCATGAAAGTTTCTGAGGCAGACGCGAAGGCAAAGATAATGTTATCTGCCGCTACGTCTGAGGCCGACTGGGAACGCATCATGGCGCAAGGAACTCAGAACTCGTGGAAAGACGAATTTCTGGTAATTTTATTTAGCATCCCGTTAGTGCTTTCGTTCTGTGGAGAGTGGGGGCGCAAGGCTGTTGCAGACGGGTTCGCGGCTTTGTCCACAATGCCAGAGTGGTATCAATATACATTGGGTGTAATCGTTGCCAGTAGCTTCGCTGTAAGATCAGCCACCAAATTCTTTGGAGGCAAGAAGTAATGAAGTACACAAAGGATTTAGTTGTTCTCATCATGGCTACAGGGCTAATGCTTTTGCTTGGCTTGATTGTGTACGACGAATTTTCAATGGCGGCAGAACATGACGCTGAGTTAGACCAAAACATCATAGAGTTACTACAAATGTCCATCACAGGCATCGTCGGGGTTGTAGCTGGCTATGTAAGTGGAAAGGATCGTGGTGAATAACTATGGATAATATTAAGTTACCGATTGCTTTGGTTATCGCAATGGCAGTGCAACTGGCAGGTGGCGTTTGGTGGGTATCACAACAGGCGTCAACCATATCAAGTCTGGAAGAAACAGTTAGTGGTCTGGGTTCACGTATGGCCATAGAAGACAACATTAACTTGAAGCGCGATGTTGCAAATAACAGTCAAGACATTGGCCGCATCTGGGATGATATAGATGAAGTCTGGGAAGAAATATCAGGTCTTGCGGCCATGATTTCTAGGGTCACAGAAGTACAGCAACGTGTCGCGATCATTGAGAATGAACTCAAGTACATCACTAATGGCGCGAGATAATGGAATACTGGCAAGTATTCTTACTCTTGATGGTGAGTATAAACACCATTGTAAACTGTTGGCGTCTACACATTGAAAGGAAAAGAAATGAGTAACGCGATGAAGATGTTGCAAGAGAAATGCGGGGCTACGCCAGACGGTTCGTTTGGGCCAAACACCGCTAAGTCTATTGCGAAACATTACGAGCTATCTCCAGAACGTGCGGCACACCTGTTAGGTCAGGCGTCACATGAGAGTGGTGGCTTCAAGCGCGTCAAAGAAAGTCTGTATTATAGTTCTCCCGAACGGATACAGCAGGTCTGGCCTTCACGCTTTAAGACAGTGGAAGATGCAAAGCCTTACGCACGCAACCCAAGCAAGCTCGCTGGTAAGGTATATGCTGGTAGGATGGGTAATATTTCTGAGGAAGAAGCCGCAAAATTTTTGGGCAGAGGTTTTCTCCAATGCACCGGGCATACAAATTACAGACTGTTCGCCAAAGAAATGCGTCTGCCAGAAGTTCTGAACGACCCATCATTATTGGAAGGTGAGTATGCTTTCGACAGTGCCATATGGTTCTTTGAGCATAACAAACTATTCGATCTTGCAGACAAAGGCATATCAGACAGCGTGATTAAAACCATCAGTTGCCGAGTAAACGGTGGATACCATGGCTTGGATGATCGGATGGTACAGACGAAAAAGATATACGGTTGGCTAACGTAACTTGTCTGGATTTTTAATAAACATATCCAGTCTTCGGCTTATCTCTTCATTACGTTCAGTAAACTCTGCACCTAAAGCTGAATAACCAATCTTATCAACCCAACTATCGTTGTGGTCAGGACAGTTCAACAAACGCGCTGTCTTGACCCAGTCCATCATAAGAATAACATGTTGCTCCGTCAGGTATCCCTGATCATTCATCGCGGCTCTGACAATTATATTCCAACCTTCTGCGATCTTACCGTGGTTTTCGAAAGCATCTCCATAGTCCTTGGCTCTCTCACCATTGATTAGTTCTTTGGCTGTATCTAATACCTCATCGCGTTTCATACATTCGCTCCTGCCATGAATACCATTTTAGCTTGCTGTAAAAGCCATTCTTTCTGAGCGTCTTCCTGTCTAACCAGTGACTTCAGATCAACACACTCATCACGCAGACGCGTGCGCTTTTCTCTAGCTCTTGCATACTGAGCTTTATTCTCTTGGGTAGATTTTTCAGAAAGTAACTCTACCAGTCTGTCAGATATAGACAGTATCTCATTTTCTTTTTCTTCAATCGAACGCATAAGTTGTGAAATACTAAAGCTCAAATCTAAGTAATGTTCACGGTACTCATCAGGATTTTTATTCCTACTAAGCATCTGCCAGTTTGTAGTTTTTGGTTTCATCACATCACTCCTTTGGCAACGGCTCATAGAGTGTGTAATCATTACATAATTCGAACGCGTCTTTGTCGTGCTTGTTGCAGTGCCATCCACCATCTGGCTTTGGTCTGACAAACTGACAAGTCTGACATCTCTTAGCGACCTCTGCACCTTCCCAACATGCGCCAGACTTAAAGCATCCTCGACATCTCCAGTCTGAACTATCAACGCTGATCTTTCTAGCATCACCATCAAGCACACGTTGCACGCGCTCTTTAAGGTGGCTGAACTCGAACTCATCGTAGTCTACAATCTCTGCGTGGTATTCTGAATTATTCTTACAGACAGCAATGAAGAAACTGCTGTGAATTTTTGACATGCCCATCATCATCATCAACTGGGCGTAGTACCTTGGATGCGAATATTTCACGCCATCCTTCTTAAACTTTTTGAATGAAGCATCGTTCATCGACTTGATCTCCAAGACGCGCAACTCTCCATCATCTAGTTCTATATGCCCATCCATGTGGCAAACCACATGGCCGTTCCATTCTTCATAAGTATGCTGACGCCCACTCAACCCGTCGACTTCCCAGACGCGCACGTCTGCTTTTTCTTTAAGGTCTTTTACTACCTCGTCTTCGAGGATGTGGCCCAAGCGGAATATACGCTTGAGGCGAGCGTCTGGCTCAGTGTTTGGAAATCCGCGCATACTGTATGCTTGGTATGCGTCACAGGGATGTCCGACGCCCGAAGCCCCAATATATTCTCTGGCTCTGCCTTCTGTTTGTTTATCATATCCGTCGTCAATTTTAATAACAACTTCCGTAGCTTTTATGCTCATAACCTACCTCAAGTTTGGGGGGCGT